ATCAGACATGACCTCAAGCTCTGGATGATCTTCCTGCCTTACAGGCACCCATCCCTCCCTAAACTTCTGGGAAACATTCGTAGCATCTGACTGGCCCAATGTGCTGGTGCGTACCCATCTAAACACCCAGCCGTCTTGAGGGGCTGGGGTCGGCAGTACGGAGGCCGGTATCCACGAATCGCTAGGTCTTGTCTCAACTTCTCTGGACTCTGCGTCCCTTTTAGTGCGCTGTTCTGCCATTACTGAGCCTCCTTCATAAGCTGGTTGGCATACTGTTCAGGGGTTATACCCAGCCTCTTGGCTAGGCTTAGCTGAGTGCGAGTCAGCTTAACCTTGCGTGGCTTTGCACCGTTGTTCCGCGAGGAAGGCGCTGTGACCACGGGTGGACTTTTGGCAGAGACTTCGTCTTCACCAAAATATTCGGGAAACTTAGACCGCATGGTGCGATCAATTTCCTGAAAATACTCGTCAGAGTTGGGGTCGAAACCCTCATCCCTAACTAACCGCTCGTGGACGCCATACGCCAAAGCGGTCATATCTTTTTCTTGTCCGAACCATTGATTTTCTTGAGCCCATTTAGCCGCTTTTTCTGTCGGCTGTGGGGGCTCTTGAGGTTGCGGCTGTGGTTGTGGTTGCTGTTGGGCAGGTTGCTGAGGCGCTTGCATTTGCGACTGTTGCCACTGCTTCCACTGCTCTCTGTTTTGAGAGAGTTGATTAAACTGCTGATCGGCAGAGCTAAACTCCGCCTGAGCACGGATCATAGCCTCTTGGGCTTCGACAACCTTATCCGTGTTTCCTTCTTCGTATGCTTGGCGATACTGACCTTTAGCTTGCTCCAGCGCCAAATTAGCTCGCTCTCGAATCTGATGAACCAGATACTGCTCGCCCTCTTGGATGATCGCATGATACTTCTTGTTTTCGTCCGCATACTTCTGTGCCACTCGGACAGCTTCTTCCTGCATCTTTTCAGCGGCTTCGCGTTGCCGACGCTCCTCATGCTGTTGATAGCGGAGCTTGTTGATGCGTTTCTTAACCTTGTCGGAGTAACCCTCCAGTTCTTCTTCTTCACTGGGCTCCTCCTGCTTGGCTTCTTTTGCTGGAGGCCGTCTATCCTCCGGTGGTCGGTCATCTACAACCTCAACGTCTACGTCTTCAACAGGTACTCCCTTGTCGTCAAACGTCGTCTTGACACCAAAAAACTTGTCCTCTGAGGACATGGTCTGCTCGTCTATCTGCTCTTCGCTCATACCTTCACTATCCCCCTCGGGTCTTCAACTACTGCTTCAACGCTGTCGTCATTGATCAGGCGAAACTCTTTGCCATGAACTTTAAATCGCGTCCCGCTGTATGAGCGCATCAGCACCCAATCTCCTTCTTCACACCACGGGCCGCTAGGAAAACGGGTTTTGTCCCCGTAAGCGTCTGCGCCCATCTTCAGTACAAAACCGCAAACAGAACCAATTTCCTCTACTTGCATGGTTTCTCGTGCTTTTAGGATGCCCCCCTCCGTCATTTCTTCGGGTTCGGGGAGAGCGATGAGTAATTTGTAACCTTTAGGCTCAGGTAACTGCTTTGCAGTCTGAGTGTCTTCTTCAGTCATAATGTCCTTCCTGCACCAGAAGTGGGTGTCTGGTGTCACCATGCGTTACTCTGTGTAACGAATTACTCGCGCTCTATCCTTTCATCTAGGTCTAGTAGCGTGCGCTCTGCGTGGGCAAGGCCTTGAATGATGCCGACATTTCGGGAGTACTCATTCATGTCTTTACAACCGCCAACGGCGAGGTGATCTGTCACTTCGTTCATCTGGGTGCGGAGTTCAGCCTGTATTGCCTCCAGCAGGTTATTGCTTGCTTTCTTCGTCATCTATGATGTCCTTCACCATATTGAAGCCAGCCTTGAAGCCCTCTATTTCTTGCTGAGAAGCCTCTTTGCTGTCTTGCATCGCAACCTTAGCCGCGATCTTTGCGCTTTCTAAGCGTTCCTCTTGATCCATCTTCTCCAGATCAATCATGGTTTTGGCTTCAGCTTTTTGTGCATCGACTTGGACTTTTGCCATGTCGGTTTGCGCCCTAGCCATAGCCTGCTGTTCCTTGAGCGCCAACTCTCGCTGTTGCATCTGAATAACAGGATCTTGCGACTGTTTGGCGTTTTGTTCTGCCTGCTCCATCATCTTGGCCTTGCCCGTAAGCTGTTCAGCCGCAGGCACTGCCAGTCTGGATATACGCAGTTCAATATCTTCGGGTAGCTTTTCGTCTGGACCGGGAAGCTCCATTCCCAATTCTTTCTCAATCTTAGACCTGTATAGAAACGCTACATGTTCTGCAATGTGCGCGGCAAAAGCGGCCTCTATGGCCTTTTTGTTGGGCGCCCGGGCGACCATCTTCATGATCTCTGGGTTTTGCATCGCCGCCATGTGGACTTGGATGTGGGCTTCGTGATCCTGATATATAAACGCCTTGACCGGCTCTCCGGTGATGATGTTCATATTTTCTGTAATAGGATCAGTTGGCTTAATGTCGTCCTCTGTTGGAACGATTTTGTCTGCGTCCTGAATGCCCAAGACATCTAACATCTGACGGTGAAGCAGTGGCAAGTCATACATCTGGGGTGCCTGAGCCGCCAACTGCAACGCCGCCTGATACTGCATGATCCTTTGAGCCATTGTGCCTGCGTTAGGATCGCTGACCGGAATAATGTCTACCCGATCATCAAAGTCCATCGGCAGTGCCTGCCCATCCTCATCTTCGTAGGGATAAACCTCTGGACCGTAGTCCCTGACAAGCTCTGCCAATATCTTTAGTTCTTTGGAGACTGCCGCGTGAACACGAGCCTGTACCGCGCTCATCACCTTCATCTCTCGCTCTAGAACTGCAAGCGTGGTGCCAACCGGCGCTTCGCCATTGATGTCTGAGGCTTTTACATCCGCCGCTGACGCAAATCGACGCCCCTCCTGAACAATGTCGCCCAGCAACTGGTAAAGGACGTTGCTCGGCTCCTTGTAAGGCAGGAACGTGATGTTGTCGCGGATTGCACCACCCGGAACGTCTACGTCTCGGAACTCTCCGGGCATGATGGGAGTGTCATCGCCCTTAATTCTGAGTCCCCGAGATTTCAATCCCCCCGGTAGGTTGGCAAGTGTTCCGGCGTCTACCAGCTGTCTCAGCAACGATGTTGCCGACTTGGATAGACCACCGATCATATGTACTAGGCCGAAGCCATAAAAGCCCAGACCGGGCAAATACTGGTAGTGAACATAGTGATCCCGCTTCATCTTCTTGGGGTCACTTTCATACCAGTTTCGTCGAATCGACAGGATTGTTCTTGATGACTTGTCAATGGTAACGACATAAGGCAAAGCAATGCCCGTGGTCTTGCCTCCGTCCTTGTCCTCAAACCCAATAAGGTCGATATCGACGTGCATCTCAAGCAGGGTATGGCGGTTGTCAAACTCGTAATTGTCCGAGTCTCCAGTCAGCCGATCATACTTCTGCTGTATCTCTGAAATATCCGGTGATGGAGCAGGCAAGTCTATGTCAGAATAAAACCCGCTTACCTGTAACTTCCTGATTTCATTGGAAGTTTTCTTCATTACATGCGTAGCACGCTCGCAGGTAGTCAGGTCTGATGCACCATAACTAACAACAAAATCCTCTGCTGGCACAAACATGGCACAAGGTCTGCCCATGCTTGGGTCAAAGTACACCTTGCGGAATGCAGAGCCTGCAATCGGCAGAGAAAACAACAGCTTCTCTGTCTCCGTTCGGTATTCCGTCATACGCTGGGTAATCAGGTAGTTGAGGTAGTTCTCAACTCTGTGCGCCTGCTTGGTCTTTTCGTCGTCTATCTTGCCGACGATAGTGGTCTTTACAGGCCCACTGGCAGGATATATCTCCTGTATCGTTTGTGCTTGAAAGCGGATAACCGCCTCGGACAGCATAGGGTGAAATACCCCGCAGGCTCCTTCCCACGGCGTAGACCTGTCCTCAAACTTTAGTCCTAACAAGTCAAGACCACGGACATAGGAGTCTTCCCAGTCTGCACGGCTCATCCGGTCAGCATCAAACTGGGATACTAGCTCACTAGCAAGACTGTCTAGGTCTCGCTCATCCATGTACTCAGCAAGGTTAGAGCCATGCTCAACGCCCATGAGGGCAGGCATATTGGGATCAAAATCAATAATCATCCCGCCATCTTCGTCCATCAAGCTGACAGACTCGGGATTCTCGATAACGATCTCTAGCTCTTCTGCGGCCCCAGAAGGGGCGAAGGGCGTTGCTACGCGGTCAACAGCCACTTAGCCTTTTCCGCCTCTCTTACCGCCCTTGGTGCTCATCTTGCTCATCACCTTGCCGCCTTTAAAGTAGCCCTTCGCCATCATCTTGTTGGCTACCTTTGTTTTTCCGCCGCCTGCCATCTTCCCTTGGCCGTCTGCGGCAAAATGCGGCACCTCTTGGCCCTTGTCGTTCGTGACCATTTTCATCTTGCCGCCTGCCTTCATACCCTTGGGCACCATCTTGCCGCCTGCCTTCATGCCCTTGGGCATCTTGCCGCCTCTACGATTCATCTTGTTCTTCATCGTCCTCACCTGCGTATAAGTTGTCGAATACTCTGTTTACGTCCAGCGTGTAGTCCAAATCCGACTTGGAGTAGTGGATGTGCTGTGACGGCCTAAAATCTGGTGCGCCCTCTCCCGTTGACCACCATGCTGGGTGTGTCACCCGTACACGGTTGTTGGGTAGCGCCACAATATTGCCCGTCCACGGGCCTGCATCCAGAAGCTCCATCACATGGCTCTGCTTGTGTTGAGCAGGGTCATCAGCGATTTCGTTGTCTGTGTAGTCCACCGTGAACATGTACTTAGCAGGGTAGAACTCCCCGTCTATCTTGGCGATCCAAGGACACGGCGTTGCCCTTTCAAGGACATAAACGCTGTGCTCCCTAGATGAGCAGTCCCACGGCTGAGCCGCGTAGACCGGCATTGGCTCGGGCCACTCCACAAACGGGGTGTCTCCGACCAAAGCAGTGATAGGCATCCTTGCCCACATCGCGCCTCCGTGGACATTGGGATCGTCGTTGTCATAGGTTTCAGCGCCGGTAAATATCATCTGAAAGCTGAGACACCGACAAGGCATCGTTGTAACTGCAACCGCCATAGCATGTAGAAACTCGCCATGGTATTTGTCGTGGTTGTGTGTGTATTCGCGTCTTACCCAGCACTTAAAGTGCGGAATATTGCTTTGTAGGAATGCCATCTTCTCCGTAAAACCTCCGTTCCCACGCCTTGTGCCGCTGGATCGGTATCTTGTAGTACGGCAAGAATCGCCCTATATAGATGCAAAACTTGTTCAACCAATGCAGAGGCAACGGGAGTGGCCTAAG